CGCCGGCACCGCCTTCGATGCAGGATTCCTTGTCGCTGACAGGGATATGATGGCTGAAGACCTCGGCGGGGGGGAGCGCGTCCACCGCATTAGCCTGGACTTCAGCCTCTGGTTCAAACCCGCGTAAATCAAAGGAAATCGAAAATGGCCGTTTCTGGGTTCGGCGCTACCATCAGCGTCGGCGGCACCGCGCTTGCGGAAGTCGTCTCGATTGGCATCCCGTCGCTCTCCGGCGGCGTGATCGATGTTACCACCCATGCCAGCCCTGACCGCTATCGGCAGTTCATCCGCGAGCTGCGTGACGCCGGCGAATTCAGTGTGACCATGATGTACACGGCGGGTTCGGCCACGGATGATGCCTGCGTCGCCGCGATCAATTCTGATACCGCGGTCGAGGTGACACTGACGGCCAAGGCGGCGAGCGGGTCGGAAGAATTCACGATCAGCGCTTTCGGCATCAACTATGACCCCGCCGATCTGGAGATCGATGCTGCGCAGACCGCCACGCTGACGCTGAAGCCGACGGGCAAGCCCACCCAGGCGCCGGATACCTGATATGGCTCGGCTTGAAGGGACAGCGTCGTTCCGTATTGGCGGCACCACCTATCGCCTGGTCTACAACAACGACACGTTCGTCGAAGTCGAGACCCAGCTTGGCGGTCGTTCGTTTCTGTCGGTTCTGAAAGAGCTTTCGGGCGGCGATCCAAGCCTGGGATCGATGCGCGCGCTGATGTGGGCTGGCCTGCAAAACCAGCATCCCGATATCGACCTTGGTCAGTGTGGCGACTGGATTCTCACTGGCGAGCAGGATGCTATTGACGCGATGACGCGGGCGATCACTGCAGCGATGCCGAAAGCTTCGGAGGGTGGCGAAAAGGCCGCCGGAAACCCTCCCGCGAAGGCAACTGGGACTGGGTCGAAGTCCTAGCCGAGTGGTGCGCCGCTGGTCAGTCTGCTGACGGATTCTGGCACCAGACCCCGCGCACCACGATCGCCATCCTGGATGCCTGCAGCCGGAAAGCTGAGCAGTCACATGACCTGGCCATCACTCAGGCCTGGCTGACGGCTGCGCTGCAGCGGACGAAAAGGATGCCCGAGCTCAAGAAGTTGCTCGGGAAGAACAAACCGCCGCCACGGCAATCACCTGAAGAGCTGGTGGCTAACCTACGCAGGCTCAAATCCATGTTCGGAGGCAAAGATGGGGGCAGCTAGAATCGGCGCGCTGCGCGTCGATCTCGGCCTGAACAGCGCTGCATTCGAAAAGGGGCTCGATCTCGCCCAGCGCAAGCTGAGCTCGGTCGGCAAACAGATGCAGAAGGCCGGCGAGGGTCTTCAGAACTTTGGCCAGAGCATGTCGCTTGCCGTAACCGCGCCGCTGGTCGCCCTGGGCGCAACTTCGGCGCAGGCAGCGATCGAGAGTCGCGAAGCGCTGGCACAGGTCGAGGCCGCACTGGCATCCATGGGCGATGCCGCCGGTCGCACCTTGCCGCAATTGCAGGAACAGGCGGCGGCGCTGCAGAAGCTCTCGACGTTCGACGATGACGATATCCTGCGCAAGGTCACCGCGAACATGCTGACATTCGGCAATGTGTCGGGCGAGGCGTTTGATCGTGCACAGCAGGCGGCTGTCGACCTTTCTACCCGGATGGGTACGGATCTTCAGTCTTCCACCCTGATGATCGGCAAGGCGCTGAACGACCCGGTGAAGGGTATTGCTGCCCTCAGCCGGGCTGGCATCCAGTTCAGCGCTGATCAAAAGGCCATGATCAAGAGCATGGTTGAAGCCGGGAATGTGGCTGGCGCGCAAGCCATCATGCTGGGTGAGCTGGAAAAGCAGTTCGGTGGCGCTGGAAAGGCCGCGCGCGATGCGGCACCAGGCAGTGATCAGATCGACAAGTGGCGCGAGGTGCAGGAGCGCATCGGCGAGCTGGTGCTCGTGATGGGAGAGCGGCTTGTACCTGTCGTCGACAAGATCCTCGACGCCTTTCTCACTCTTTCCCCGGAAATGCAGACTGCCGTTGTGGGCTTTGCCGCAGTCGCCGCGGCTATCGGGCCTGTCGCATTCGGTGTTGGCGCCGTGGTGTCGGCAGTTGGCAGCATCCTTCCCTTGTTCGGCAAGCTGGGTTTCGTGCTGAAGGCGTTGCCTGCCCTGTTCACAGCCGCCGGTGTCGCCGTCCGGTTCATGCTGGGGCCCATCGGGCTGATCGTGACCGCCGTCACGGCCGCCTATATGGTCTGGAAGAACTGGGACAAGATCGAGCCGATCCTGCGCAGGCTGTACACTGCGGTCAAGACCTGGGTGGTCGACAAGCTGAACGCCGTCTGGGACACGGTCAAGGCCGGGATCGATAGGGTCAAGGGCTACTTCTACGACATGGCCGATGCGGTCGTGTTCAACAGCTATGTGCCCGACATGGTCGATGGCATCGCTCATCACATGGCGCGCCTTGAGGCCGTCATGGTCAAGCCTGCCGCAACAGCGACCGAACGCGCGAGCAAGGCGTTCGAGGATATGGCCACGCGGGTTGGCGGTATCCTGGACCGACTGTTCCCTGAAAGCCGCGCCCAGCTGGAATTCAACGCGGATGTCTCAGCTCTTCAGGATGCGCTGAAGCGCGGCGAGATCAGCGCCGACCAGTTCACCGAGGCGATGCGCCGCCTGCGCCGTGAGCATGCCGACGCAATGCTGCAGCTGGAGCGAAACAGCCCGGATACCATTCAGGTTCAAGCAGCATCGGGTGACGAAATCCCGCAACTGTTCCGCGACGGCTTCAAGGATCTTTCCGGCGCCATGGATGGTGTCGCCAAGAAGGCAGATGTCACCGCCGTTCGTGTTGTCGAGTCCTTCCGGGACATGGCCGACAAGACGGTTGCGTCGTTCAACCAGCTCGCGAACTCGATCAGGAGCGGGGGCTTTCTTGGTATCCTGGAATCGGTCATCGGTCTTGGCCTGCAGCTCGGCAGCATCGGTGCCTTTGGCAAGAAGATTCAGACCAATATCAACAGGCCGATCGATGGTGCCCGTGCACTTGGCGGCCCTGTTCGGACGGCTGCATCATATCTGGTCGGGGAAAGGGGGCCGGAAATCTTCACGCCGGATCGTGTCGGCCGCATCATCCCCAACAGCCAGCTGGGGGGTGGCGGCGGTGGTTCGGCGCATATCACCGTTGGCATCGATCCCCGCACCGGCAATCTGATGGCGTTTGTCGATGGCCGCATTGCCGGAACCGCCCCTGCTGTTGCCAGTGCAGGCGCATCTCAGGCCATGGCGCTGAATGCGCGCGCGTCGCGCAGGCGGGTGCGCGGATGATCGAGCTCCCCAGCTTTGTCAGCCCCAGAAGCGCTAGCCCTGTTTTTCTGGACGCCGGCTTCACTCAGCGGGGTGTTCAGTCCTTGGGCCGGATCGACCGCAAGGGATCACGGTACAAGATCGCGTTCACCTTCGGCCCCTATCCGCCAGCGCAGGGCGACATCATGGTCGCGCGGCTCATCGCCGGCAAGCAGGCTGGCCTTCGCGTCAAATATCCGCTGCTGAAAAGCCAGGGAACGCCAGGCACTCCCCTGCTGAACGGTGCAGTGACGACGGGACGCATCATCAATATCGATGGTCTAACACCTGGCTATGTCTGCAGCGAGGGCTTCTGGCTCTCGCTGGTCAAGGATGGCCGGCACTATCTGCACAGCGTCGGCATCGGCGGCACTGCGAACGGCTCAGGCCAGCTGCAGATCGAGCTTAATGAGCTACTGCGGGATTCCTTTCCCGATAACGCTGTCGTCAATCTGGCGCAGCCGATGGTCGAGGGCATCGTGGAGGGTGACGCCTGGCAGTGGCAACTCTCCAATGAACGCAACATCCCGATCGAGTTCACGATCGAGGAGGTGCGCTGATGGTCGGTATCACTGGCCTGCTCAGGATCGACCTGCCTGGCCACACGGTGCGGTTGACCGATGGCGGCACGACGCTTTTCGAGGGTGAGCTTTACACCGCCTATGACGAGGTCATCGGTTCTTTGGCGGCCGTCGATACGATCGCGGAAGGCATCGGTGATGAGATCCCGGCGCTGGACCTGACCTTTGCCCCACCCAGCGTTGCTGCGGTGTCGGCCCTCTCATCCGGCGCGATCCAGAAAAGCCGCGTGCGTCTGTGGCTGGCCGAATACGATACCCGCACGGGTGAGATCGTCGGCACGCCAGAACTGCGGTTCATAGGGTTTGTCGATCAGCCGCAGACCAGCTTTGCCTATCGTCAGCTCAGCTTGCAGATCACGGCCGTGCCGGAACTTGAAGCCATGTTCTTCAAGGATACCGGCAACGGCCTGTCCATTTC